TTCCAGAACGGAATATGATTGTAGGGTAACCATCAACTTTGAAATTAGATTCAGATTCTTCTATTGCTTGAATTTGTATACCTTTATAAGATGAACCTAACTTTTTCCAAATAGGTATTAAATCATGACAATGAGGACACCATTCAGCCCAATATAAAGTTAAAGTTAATGACTTTCCAGATCCTGTAGGAATTTCTTGCCAATTTGAAGGTCTTGGAGGTGGGTAACCAGCAAGACCAATTCCATCAATCATTTTATAAGTAATTCCATCTTTCTTTACTAAATCACCAACTCCATAAATTTTATTATTATCATAAATTTCTACTTGTTTTGGAGTTTCTATTTTAGGAGTTTCTATAAGTTTTTCTTGTTCAATTCTTTCTTGTTCAATTCTTTCTTGTTCAATTCTTTCTTGTTCAAGTCTTTCTTGTTCAAGTTCTTCTTGAGATTTTTCTACTTCAATAGATTTTTCATTTCCATTAGGAAGTCTAGATGGATTACATATACGTGCTATTTCATCATAATAATTATTTTGTTGAGTACATGAATCTTTTTTCTTAGCATCAGAAATATAAGAATTAGTTTCTTTAAATTTAGCTTCATCATCTAATAATTGTTGAAATGCAGAATCTCCAGTTACTGAACTAGTTGCACATAATAAATTACCACGACTATCCTGTATAAAATTACTTCTATAATCTTTATTAGTATAATTACCAGAAGTAATGTCTTGTCTATGACATTGTTGAACAGCTTGTTCAATTGCTTCTGGATTTCTTTCAGTACTAAGCAATTTAAATCTAGATCTTAAAAAATCTAAATGAATTGCTGAAAGATTTTCTGAAACAAATTTATTTCTATCACCAATTATTTTTTGTTCATTTTTAAGTCTTTCTTGTTCAATTCTTTCTTGTTTAAATTTTTCTTGTTGATTTGAAACTTCAATTTTTTCTTTTTCAATTTCTTCTTGTCTATTTTTTTCTAATTCTTCTGCAATACGAAGTTCATTTTGAGTTTCTGTTAATCCATTAGGAAGTTTAGATGGATCACATATATGTGCAACTTCATCATAATATTGATTTTGTTGAGCACATAAATCTCTTTTATAAGTTCCATTAGGTTTACGATTTAAATCACATATAGTTTTTTCTTCATCCCATTTCTCACTCAAGAAATACGATTTTCCATCAATGAAACCAAAGTATCCATCTTTTTTAGTACACAAATTTATAGATTCTTGATTATAAAATTCATTTGAAGCAATTTCAGTTCTATTTTTTGCATCTTCTCTTACTTTAGCTCTTTGTGATTCTGGAAATAAATTTACATAATCATCTAAAACTTTCTGAGAAATTTCTTCTTTAAGTTGTCCATTTGTATGTCTTGTTAAATCACAAGTTGCTCCATCCCAAAAACTTTCAGTATCTTGACAATAATATTTTTGAAATACAGTTTCAGCTTGTTCTGGTGTACAATTAATATTACGCCATTCATTTTTTCCATTAGAATTCCAATGATTTGTTAAAGCTGCAACATCTGATGTTCCTAAATCTGGATTTGCTAATCCATAACATTCAGGTTTAAAAAATTGATTTCTTGCATCACATGATGGATCTAATCCTTGGTCAAAACCTTCTTCTCTATAATGATTTAAATATGCAGAATCATCTTTACCAAATTTATTAATTAATTCTGGATTATTAAATCCATAACATTTAGCATTGAAATCTCGTATTTTTTGTGATTTACTTATGTCTTTGTCTCTACAAGAACCTTTATTAAAAGTTTCCCAACTATTATTTTTCTGTGTTTCCCAATAACGATTAACATTAGCTTCATTATCAAAAGCTTGTCCAGAAGCAATAGTTCTCATATTTTCAGAAAAACATCTCCAATTATATTCAGAATCTCTTGGTACACAAGAATAATCTAATTTCTTTGCATAACCAACATCCATAAAATGTTTTTTTAAAGCTTCACCTATTTCTGATTGATTAGGTCTTTCTCCACGTTTTAGTTTTTCTGAATATGCTTCCCATATAGGATTAAATATTTCTGGATTATTATATGCATAACAAAATGCATTAAAACTTTCAAGAGCTTTAGCTTTATTTGCTGCTACTTTTTGTTCTTGTAAAGTAGCTCCACATTTAGAAGAACGTTGTTCATCAATACCATATTCTCTAAAATGTTTTTCTAAAACTTCATCTGTATTACCAACTTTAGCAACAACATCTGGATTATTTTCAGCATAACAAGCAGGAAAGAAATCATCTTTAACAATTCTATCAATAGTTCTTTTATTTGCTTCAGCTTGTTGTTTTGCAGCTTCTTCTTTTTTATTTTTTCCTTGTATATTTCTTTCAGGATCACATTTAGGATTTCCAGTTGGTCTTGTATGTTCAGTTCTTCGAATTTCATATTTTCCAGTAAAAAAATCAGGTTGAGTTTTTTCTTCAGTTACATAAATTTCATAACCTTTATCCCAGAAATTTCCTTCTGCTTTACATTCATCTTCTAGAAATTGTAATCTATTTTTACTAATACCTTTAGTATTTTTACTAATGTCACATCTTTTAGTTTGTTTATTATAAAAACTATTTCTTGCATTACATTTAACATGTTCTGCTTCATAATTTTTACCTTGTTCTAATTTTGCTCCACAACATGGATTATGTCCTTGTTCTTTTCCAACATCTGTCCAATATTCAGTCATTAATTTGTCATTTTGTTTCAATTCATTATATAAATCTGGGTAATTTTGAGCATAACATTTAACATTAAATTCACATCCACCAGGTCCTTTAGGTGGTTCTTTTCCACTTGGAGGTTTAGAAATAGATTCTCCACCTGGATTTACTAATTGATTACCAACTTGTACAGGTTCAATTAATTCACCATCAAAAACACCACCAGTATATTTACCAAATCCATTCATTTCTGCTTCTTGTTCTGCAGTAGTTTCTGGTTTAATAGTTTCTTCAGTTTTATCAGGTTCAACTGTAGTCAAATCATCTATTACATTGTCTTCTTTAGATTCTAAATTATCTGCAGGTCCTGTAGTTGTAGTCTCAGGTGGTGGGTAATTATATAATTCTCGACGTTTCTTTTTAATCCATTTAGCTTGTGTCATTTTAATATAATCTGGATTTACTTCTGGTCCATCAGTTAAAAATTTAACAAAAGGTTTATTACCAGGAGCCATAGCTATTAATTCTGCATCAGTTTTTTGTCCAGGAGGTGGTGGATCCATAGGAGGAATATAAAACGTAGGAGGAACATCATCTGGTGGAAATTTACTATCATCATAAGTAGGACAATTAGCAATACATGTTGATGGAATTTTACCCATTAATTGAGCAAATTGAACACCAGCTATTATAATTCCTGCACCAGTTTCAAGAATACTTTTATTTCTTTGAACAAATTGAAATACTTTTCCTAAAAAATTAGTTGATGCAACTGAATTTAATCCTGGTGGAGGAATTGCAGCTATAATTAATGCTGCAATGTCAAGACCATCAATAGGTTCACCTTTAGAAGCTTTAACAATCATACGAACAGAAGGACCAATCATACTAATTGCCATAAGCATAGCTGCACTTGCTGCAGTTCCAGCACCAAAAGTAGAAACAGCAATACCACTAGCAATTATAACAGCTGCAACTTCTGCAAAAGTAATAGCTATGTCAATCCATATTTCTGGATTATTTAATGGACCAAGTCTTTCTCCCCAAACTTGTTTAAATCGTTCCCAAGAACGTTTTCTTCCACGTTGTTCACCTTCTAACCAAGCTTTAAATTCTGGTGTTAATGATTTTTCAAATCCTTCTTTAATATTTCTTCCAATAGCATCAAATGCTTCTTTTGTATTTGTTCCAAATTTACGAAATGCTTCTGCAACACCATTCTTTTCTGGATCAAAAGCTTTAGCTAATTCAGAATCATTACCAAATGCAGTTTTAAATGCATCAGTTATTTCATTATTTGTTGCTTCCCAATCAATTCTACTACGAATTTCTTTTGAATAAATTGATTTTGGTTGAACTTCACCACCAGAAACTTTTAATTCACGTTCATGTAATTGTTTAGTAATTCCCCATACATCCCAACATGTTTTTCCACATTCAAGATTACAAGATGTACATAATTTTGGTCCCCAATCAATTCCAGCCCATTCTAATCTACCACATTGTGTTGTTTTACATCCAGGAGCAGGATGTTTAAAACAATCATGTATACAATCTTTACGAACTACACCCCAACATGTTCCCCAAATGTCTTTACTTCCTTCTGGACAATTATTCATTGATGAAGTTATAGGTTTTCGGCATGTTAAACCATCATCAATAAAACCAGATTCACAAGGTTTTCTGCATGTTAAACCATCATCTTTTTCTCCAGATTCACAATTTTTTACACATGTTAAACCATCATTTCGCCATCCTTCTGGACAATTTTTCAATTTACCACCAACTAATTTTCCATATTTTTCTTCGAATTTATTTTTTCCTTTACATCCACATCCACAATCTAAACGTTTCATTTCTTTTTTTACCCATTTTTTGAATTCCTTTTTGTTTTTAGTTATACAATCTGAACCTCCTCCACATCCACAATCATTCATTTGTTTAATGTCTGTAAAATAAATATGTTCTATAAAACAAATGTCAACTGGAGATCAATCAGCATATATTCGTTCAAAATTAGCAGAACGTGGCATGTCAGTACCAGTAAGATTTATGGAAGATGGATTTGACAAATGGGCAGAATCTACTACTCCTGCACGTATGGGTCAAATGGACAAAATTCCATCTGAATCTATGGGAGCTTCTTATGGTGGGGCAATGACTGTTTCTCAAGCAAAACAACTTCGTAAACGTATTGGTTCAGAAGTTAAACATCTTGTTACTAAAATGGGTAGTCTATATGGTGGAGCAAATAGAACTATTTGGGGAATTGAACTTTCTGACCAAATGAATACTGCTGCAGATTGGGCTGTAACATTTAGTGAAGGTTATTTAAAAATTAAAGATTTTATGGACAAATTTCTTTCTGATTTAGACAGACAAATTATTAAGAATACTGATTTTAGTGGTCCAGATGCAGATGAAGATGACAAAGCACTTTTAGAATTTTCTAAAACTTTAAAAGCATATTTTGACAAATGGAAATCATTAATGAATACTCTTGGAGCAATTGCTAAATTTATTAAAGACAATTTAGGTAAACCTCCTCCAGATGACAAAGCTGGTAAAGGTTATAGTGGTGGTGCTGGAACTTGGCAAGAAACTTGGACAAATTTCAAAGGTTATGTTGAGAGAAATTATAATGCAATGAAAGACTTAGCTTTATGGTTTTTTGCTCATCGTGTAGAAGTATATGGACTATTAAGAACTTTAGATTCTCTACAACCTACTGGAAAGACTATTGCTGATGTATTAGAAACTATATTAGGTAAACCAACTGCACCAACTGCACCAACTGCACCAACTGCACCTGCAACAGGTTCTGGAAAAAAATTAACATTACAATTTTTTGTAAAAATGAACAAAAAGCATTCTCGTCCTAGTAATAAAATGTCTGGTGGTAAAAGTTGTAAATGTCATAATGGAAGTGAACATTCTTCTTCTCCTCTTAAAGTAGGTGGACTTAAGAAACGTGGTGGAATGAATTTAAGTTCTGTTTTTGGTCCATCTATGGGTATAGGTTATAATCCTAGTATTGGACAAGACAGAGTAGGACCTATGCCAGGTGGTCAAAATTTAGCACCTATAGCACCTAAAGAAAGTGCAGCAAAACCATCTGGTGGACGTAAGAAAATTTCTATTCCTAAACCTACTCCTGAATATGAAGGAGACCTTGATGATGATCAATATGTTATTGGTTTTGGTAATAGTGGACGTCAAGTTGGTGGTGCATCTTGTGGTGGTAAGAAACCTTCTGCACGTGGTGCTATTGTAAAGAAAGTAATGCGTGAACAAGGATTATCACTTCCTCAAGCATCAAAATATGTAAAAGAACATGGATTATATTAAAGAAAATTAAATATGCCTAATTAACAAATGACTTTCCAGACAACTCCAAATATGCCATGGATTTTTCCTGATGAAGCTATTCAAATGAATAAACTTGGTGTTCAATCTATGAGACCTACAAATATTTCTTCATTTCAAGGTGAAGTTGGTAATTTAAGTTCATGGTATGATGATGCACGAAAAGAAGCTTTAGCAAGAGTTGAAAATACTCAAAAAGCAAAAAAGGGTATGGAAGGTAAATTAAATACTACTGAACGTTCTCAACGTTATGAAAGACCTATGTCACGTTCTGCAGTTCCTAATGGTGTTTTTTCAGGTTCACCTATGGAATATGTAACGTCTGCAGGTCTTCGTGGTGGTGTAATTACTACGAAAGAAGGACAAGAATGGTTAGCTAACCGTTTAAAACAACGTATTGGTGAATATGAAGCAATTTCTACTGGTAATTTTTCTAGAGGAGCTCCAAAACAAGTTTCTACTTCTCCTTATACAGAAGTAGATTCTCTTCTTCAACAAATTTTTGCTGCTTTTGGTACAGGTTCTTTTACAAGTTCTACTGCTACTTCTTTAAGTCAACTTCTTCAAGGATTTTTAAGAATTGGTGCTACAATTGAACCTACTCAATTAGGTAATTATGCACGAGCTATACAAAAATTAGCAGAAACTATTCGTGGTTATAAAGGTGGTGAACCTGGTCTTTCTTATGACAGACCAAATATTGAAGGCCAATTAATTGGTGAAGCACCAAAACCAGCAATTTATAATCCTGCAGAAGAACGTCTACGTTTAGTTGAATCTATGAAAACTACATTGAAATTAATTGATGGTGTAATTCGTGAAATTGCCAGAACTATTAATGATTCTCAATCTGCACGTGAACAAGTTATGTCAACACTTTCTCAACGTTTACTTGGTGAACAAATTTCTGCTTATAAACCTACATTTGCTGGTGAACAAGCTCAAGCTGCAGTTGAAGCAGTTCCTGGTGTTGAAATGGGTAGACCTTCTGGAAGAACTTTACTTGGTCCTACTTTTGCTGAAGAAGAACAAGCAAGACGAGAGAAAGAAGTTTTAATTGAAGAAGGAATGCCTCAATTTGAAGGACCTGTAGGTGAAGGTAAGAAAAGACGTGGAAGACCAAGAAAACATTAAAAATTAAAATTAAAACTATAACTATAAAATATTAAATTACTTATAAAAAATAGGTAATTTAATATAAGCTTTAAATAAATGGATTTATTAATTGTTCCATATAAATTAGGAAAAAAGCAAGGCTACCGTACACAATTAAAAGGTATTCCTTTTTCACGTAAACCAGTTGAATTAGAACGAGCCATTCAACAAGCTGAAGCATTAGGAGGAAAAATGCCAGAAGTAGAATCATATTCTCTTTCTGAATCTGACATTCAGAAAATGATTCCAACATTAAAAATTATTCCTTATACTAATTTATTAAATGCAAATAAAATTGATGATGTTTTAGATGAAAAAGGTCGTCTTATGCTTTTATATTTAACAGAAAATAAAAATACTGGTCATTGGGTTTGTTTATTAAAATATAGAAATTCTAATATAATTGAATATTTTGATCCATATGGAAATTATAGACCAGATGGAGAATCAAAATGGTTAACAAAAGAAAAATTAAAAGAATTAGGTCAAGCATCTAAAAAATTAACACAACTTCTTGATGAAAGTCCATATGAAATTAAATCAAATGCATTTCCATTTCAAAGTGACAAAATAAATATGAATACATGTGGACGTCATTGCACAACAAGATTATATTTCAAACATTTAAGATTACCAGAATATATAAAATTAGTAGAATCTACAGGATTACAACCTGACAAATTTGTTTCTGCTTTTACCTATAATTTAATAGGTAAGTAACTCTAAGAAAAAAAACGTTGTTAATTAACAAATGTTCTCATCAATAAAGATTGATGGTAAAAATGCTACTCCTGATTGTGTATATTATAATGGAACAATCGTTAATAATTCTAAGGAAACTAATCATCCTAATGATGACCCTGAGGTTGAATTTGAAGATTCTCGTCAAACACCTTTAGTTAAAGATGCATCAGAATATGAAGTTTCTGTTGAAAATTTTACTATGAATGGAGCATCTAAAACTCTACCTCTTTTTATTCCAATTATTTCTGACCCTTCTGCAGACATTAATACAACTGTATATACAGTAAGTTTTGGTGTTTTTGATGGAACTAATTATGTAGTTCAAACTATACCAATTTATTGGGTTCCAGAAAATCAAACTTCTTATACTACAATTCCAGAATTGTCATCAGTTCAAATAGATTCTGATTATTATTATTGCTATACATATACTCATTGGGTTTCTTTAGTAAATACAGCATTAGTTCAAGCATGGACAAATGCAGGTGGTGGTGTAAGTTTTGGAACTCAATGTCCTTGGTTTGAATTTGATCAAACTACTGGACTTTTTAGTATAAATCAAGATTCTAAAACTTGTATGGTTCCTGTAGGAAATGCTACTCCTTTACCAGCTCCTTATAATGTAAGTTATATTGCAGCAGGACTTTATTCAACAGGTGAATATTCTTTTGTAGGAATGAATGTTAATTTAGACAATTTACTTTCAAATTTTAATTCAACTAGTTATGGAAGTAATAAAGCTTGGGGAACAACAATTCTACCAGAAATTGTTATTAATATGGGTTTGAATGATTCTATGTTAACTGGTATTTATTATGATTCACCTATAGGAATTTCTTTAAGAACTTTACCTAAGACTTCAATTTTTCAATTAGCAAATCCTTTTAATTATACACCAATTTCTACAGGTATATTTGTAAGACTTATTCAAGATTATATTTCTACTGGAGGAAATTGGTCACCTATTGCTTCTTTAGTTCTTGGAACAACTAAAATTCCAGTTCGTAATGAATTAATGGCAAATCCTATTCAACTTGGAACAGCAAATTTTGGAGGTCAAACTGCAAGTTCTGGAAGTTTTCAAAAAGTTCTTATTGAATTTCCTATTAATGCAACTAAATCTGATTTATGTAAAGGATTTATTTTTTATGAACCTTTGACACCAACATTTTCTTCTATGGACCCATCTCATGAAGGAATTAGTGACGTTGACATTAATGTATATTGGCGTAATCGTCTAACTAATTCTTTAATTCCTGTGCGTCTTCCAAACCAGAGTTCAGTGTCATTTCGTCTTCTATTTAAAAAGAAATATTTAATTCCATCTTGTTTTAAATAAAAAGCGTCGTTTAGTTTAAAAAAATTCCTCTTGCTAATTAATAAAAATGGCATCCGAAGTTGCAAAATATTCTGTATTTGACCCTCGTATTGTTCAAACTAAGCCCAAGTATGCAGTTGAAAAGGGTGCTCTTTCTCTAACGAATGTAAACTTTCAAGCTCAAACTGCAGATGCTTCAAGCGTACAATTTAACGTTCAAGTTCCTTCTGAAAACGTATTTGTTGACCGTGCTGTAGAATGGATTGGAGCAACTGTAGCAGTTGTAAGTGTAACTTTAACTGCTGGAACTCTTGACATTCCTGCTGGAACTCCTCTTCAAGGAATTGTAGCTCCTGCTGCATTTCCTCTTCACCAAGCTGTATCTCAAATGAGTGCAACTATTAACGATGCTACTGTAACTGTAAATACTCAAGATGTTCTTCCTCAAGTTCTTCGTCTTTCTGACATGCGTGATGCTAGACGTCAACGTACTTGCCCAACTATGCTTGACCGTTATGTAGTATACCCTGATTCTCGTGTAGTAAAGAATTCTCCTCTTCTTGGTTGGGATGAAACTAAGGAATCTGACCAAGTACCTAATGGTGGATTTCAAGGTTTTTATTATGCTACTAGTGCTGCTGGAGCTCCTCAACCATTTTCTGGTGCTGGAACCACTGTAGGTAACGTAGCATACTTAAATGGTCAACCTCAACTTGCTGTTGACCTTGCTGCTGCTGGAGTTCGTGTTCTAACTTTCTATGTAGTATGTGCATCAACTGAAAAGCTTCTTCTTCCTCCTTTCATTTTCTCTGACCAATATGAAATGTCTACTGGTCTTTTTGGTGTACAAAATTTTCAAGTTCAAATGAACATGTCACCTAATCCTTCTCGTGCTGTTCGTGTTTCACTTGCTACTACTCTATTCCGTGCTGAAACTGGTAAAGCTCTTGATGCAACTTTAAGTGCAGCAACATCTGCTTGGTCTACAACTGCACCTGTTGGTGGTCTTTGGGTAACTAAACCTTCTTTAAGTGTTCAATTCTTAACTCCTGCTTTAGACATTCCTCTTCCTCCTAAGAGTATTGTTCCTTACATGGAATTCCCTCGTTATATTGCAACTCCTACTGACCCAGTTCTTGCTTCTGTAGATTATTCAACTGGTGGAAAACAACTTCAATCTCAAACTATTACTCTTCCTAATATTCCTGATTTACTCTTAATTTATGTAAAGCCAGCTGCTTATTCTGGTTCTACTCAAGGTGATTGGTCTTTACCTATTACGAATATTTCTTTAAATTTTGACAACTTTTCAGGTTTACTTGCGAATCACACACAAAAGGAACTCTACCAAATGTCTGTTCACAATGGTGTAGACATGGACTGGTCTGAATGGTCTGGTCTTGGTAGTATTCCTTTTTCTCAAGTAGCAACTACTGCAGCAACTCTAACTCGTGGTGGTGGTCAAGTTGGACTTGTTGGTGGTCCTCTTGTATTACGTCCTGGACGTGATTTTGCTCTTCAAACTGGACAAGCTCCAGGTTTAGTAGGTAACTTTACTCTTCAATTTAACTTAACTGTTCAGAACTTTACTGGTGCTACTCAAACTCCTAATATTTACACTGTACCAATTTCTAGTGGATTCTTTGAAACTATTAAGGGTTCTTCTCGTATTATTAAGGGTGTACTTACTGAACAAGACATTCTCAGTGCTCCTCCTAGTGCACCTGAACCAGACCTTGAACGTATGGTTGGTGATGGACGTAAACCTATGGGCATGGGTGGAGCTCGTAATAAACCTTCTCACATGGGAATGAAAGCATACATGTAATTTCTAATAATTCATAAACTATAATATAATATAACAAAAATTAATTGGGCTTATTTTGATTTTGAAGACTTTTTAGTCTAATAATCATGGTGCTACCACGTGCCCCATTAGTTTTTACATCAAAAAAAGCATAATTACAAAAAAAACATGTGAAAAACAGTAATTTAATCGATTAAATTACTGTTTTTCACATGTGTTTTTAAGTAAGTTCTAAAAATACATGATTTTTACATTGAAATTCATATTTATTTAATATAAATGTCAACTTTTGATTGTATTGAGACTATGAAAGTTAGGAAAGAGGCTCTTCAATTTGCAATTCTACTTGTTTTATTGTTTTTAGTTCCTCTTCTGCATTTAATAAATCTCTAACTTTCTTAACTGATTCAAACATTCTATATTTCTCTTCACCTTCAAGAGCAAACATTCTTGCAATTAAATAATTCAAATGTTCTTTTAGAAATATATGGTATGCAAGATTCATTTATTAATTAGTAAAAGAAATTTTAATTCCAGATTCATCTTTAGGAGTTGGTAAATGAATTTCTTGCCTATAAATTTCAATTTTATGAATACCATTAACTTCTATAGGTAAAGCTATTTGTTTTTCATTCTTATATTTTTCATTAAATTCTTTAATAATACTCAAAGGACAATTAGGAGTTGTTTCTGCTAAACGTTCCATTGTTTCTCGCAAATAAGTTAATAATATTTCTGCTTTCATTCTTTCTTGCCTGGGTAATGAAAGTTCAATAGCAATCTTAGAAGCTAATTTAGAATAATTTAAATGAGCAATACGATGTGATTCTGAACGTTTAGCAAATGCAAAAAATCCACCTAAAGTATTTAAAATTCCAACACCAATTGAAACTAATCCAATAGCTATTCCTGAAACTGTTGTAGAACCACCAAATAAAGTTGATGAACCTACTGATGCTGTTCCTGCTAAAGTTGAAAGTATTATTACTGGAACTTGAACATATGTATTATATGTTGAAGTTTCAATTTCAGCTTTTGTATGTAACCAAGCTAAACCTGAACAACGTTCTCCTTCTTGAGCAATAATGTCTTCTAATTGTGCTGACCATCCAATTGGATGTTCTTCATCCATTTATTCTAAGTGCATTTTAAACTTCTTTACATAATGTTCTATAGATTCATCTAAAGAAGGTTTATTCCAAAGAATCCATCTACTTAAAGCACCAGGAGTTTTTGGATTTGTCCAATCTTCTCGTTTTCTATGTCTTGCTAAATAATTTCGTTTCTGTTTTTTGTCACCTGTTTGTGTATAATCTTCATACCCTAATGCACCAAATTTGACAACTTCTCCATCATCAAATTTAGCTATTAATTTATGTTTTCCATCTCTTGCTTTAAAAAATTGAACCATTTAACTTATAAATCTCCAGGTAAAAAAAGTATTCAAATCAAATCCATTTATTCCTATTGTTGTTGCAGGACCACCAGTAAAAGTATTACCAATTCTCAAATTAATTACATCTCCAGCTTCTAGGTAATATGTTGCTGATACACATTGAGCATAATTTTGACCAGTAGCTTGTAATGCTGAATTAATAATTACAGCTAGTTCTGAACCTTTAGTTACATCAATTGCTACAGATTTATTACTAGTTGTTAACCATGCAGCACCATTAGCAAGAATTGTTGCATTAAATTCTAATTGGTATATTCCAGTTTGAACTACAGTAAAATCTTTTGTTCCACTTATTTGTGTAATATAACCTCCAGTATTGCTCCATACACCAACTCCATCAAATGTTATGTCAGTATTTGGTGATGTAAGAGTTTGTGCTACAGTTTTATAATAACTTGCTTGGTATACAGGTGGTGGTGATCCAGTTGCTCCAGTAGGTCCAGTTTCTCCAGTAGATCCAGTTACTCCAGTAGGTCCAGTTATTCCAGTAGGTCCAGTTTCTCCAGTAGGTCCAGTTGCTCCAGTAGATCCATTTGCTCCAGTTACTCCTGGAATTCCTTGTGGTCCTGCTTCATATGACATTTAATTATTACATAGATTTTAAAGCATAAATTTATTATAGTGGTGGTGGTGCACTACCTAATGAAAGAACTAGAATTGACAAAAAATAAGGTCCAGGAGTAACAAGTATTGCTCCAGGTTCAGCTGCTACAATAATTCTTAATGTAGGTGCTGCTGCACCACCTAATGGATTTGGAGCAGTAGTTACTACCCAACAAAGTTGAGCTGTAGGTGAATAACCATTAATAGTTGTTACTTGAACATTTGCATTAGAATTTAATAGTATACTAGAATCAGCAAGTTGGTAATCTAAATAATAAGTTCCAGCATCTCCTATTGTCCATGTATAACCAGAAGTTAAATCAGGTGTAATTTCTTGGTAAACAAATGTTCCTGGAACAGTTGGAGTTGACCATGTAACAAGTCCAGCTCCATCTGAACCTAAATATTGTCCTGTAGTTCCAGAATCTCCATTAATAATAATTTCAAGATTTCCAGGTGCCACAGTGTCACCAGTTTGAGCATCTCTTAATAAAAATGATGTATTTCCTGCATAAAGATTAAGAAAATTTCCTGCATCTGTATTACCAATTCCAACTACAAGTTGACCCATACTATCCAAAGTAATATAATTATTTGTTGCTTCATTACTTATAGTAGAAAATCCATCATAAACTAAACCATTATTTCCAGTTACTCCAGAACCATCATACCAAAGAATACTTCCAGTTGGTCCAGAAAATGTAAATCCTCCACTTCCAGTTGCTCCAGTTGGTCCAGTTGGTCCAGCAGGTCCTTGTGAACCACCTCCTTCATAAGACATTTTATTACTTAGTAAGAAGTTAATTCAAATTTATATAGCATAGAATATAAATGCCATATAAATTAAGGAAAGCTCCTAAACGTGACTTATATTGGGTTATTACTATTGAAACTGGTAAGAAACATTCGAAAGACCCAATTCCAAAAGAAAAAGCTAAAGCACAAATGCGTATTTTAGAATCTGCATTAAAAGGTGGTCTTGGAGCTACTCTTCCTGAAAATATGGATGAAGCTTTAACTACTGAAATATTTACTAGAAATTGTCAAGCTGCTGGTGGTGATTTACGAAATATTCATTGTTTTGAATTAGCTAGAAGAATAAATGGCTATGAATGGGCTATTGCAGAAAAACAAAAACAAGAACAAATACGTAATGAACGAGAAAAAGCAGAAAAACAAAAACAAGAAGAAGAAAAAAGGAAAGAAAATGAATTAAAAATTTTTCTAGAAAATAAAGAAAAATGTGAAAAAGAAAATAATTATTGGGCTGATACATCAATGACATATGTAACAGGCACTACTAAGTCTGGAACATGTAGACCAGACCAAAATTCTAAAGGAGAATATAAAAAAGAATTATGTAATAAACAAAATCAATATTATAATACAAGCAATTATACATGTGATCCATCTAGACTTCCTAATGGATTAACAGAAATTGAAGATAAAAAACGTATTGAAGAAGAAGAACGTAAAAAACTTGATTTATTAGAATTAAGTAAAAAACAGGTTACTGAACAAAAATCACAACAAGAAAAAATATGGGAAGAAGCTAAGAAAAATTGTTTACCTCCTAATTTTTGGAATGAAAAATATATGACATGTCTTTCTGGTGATGTATATGATCCTGTTACTGGAAAAACTAAACTTCAATTACGAAAAGAAGAATGTTTAGCTGCTAATAATAAATGGACTTGGCCAGCTAATATATGTGATAATACTAAAGATTCAGCTGGAAATCCTAAAGTTGCTGGTAAAGGTAAAACTTATAAATCTGCATTGAAAGGTGGTATTGCTATACAAATGAGTAGAAAACCTAATAAACATGGAGAATATATAATAAATGACACAGATGGAAATATTTTAGATGGAGCTATGTCAAAAAAAGAAGCAGAAGAATTAATAACATTTTGGTATAAATTAACAAAATATGAAGCACTAAAAGCTTTATTTGATAAATTAAATATATTATTAGGAGCAGATAGAACTAATACTGCTGTTCAAATAACATTAAATTCTTTATTAAATACATTCAAAAATAGAGCAACTAAATTCTTTGAAGAATCTACTGATGTAAATCAAAAAAAACGTGTTAAAAATTGGCTTGATGAATTAGAAGAAGATGTAGGTGCTGGTAGACGTTTGCGTGGTAAAGGTGATGAAGGTGAAGATGATGAAATGGCTAGATTAATGGAACCACCACCTATTGCTGCTCCTCCTCGTAATCCTTTTGCTGGATTTCTTGAACCACGTATGTTACGTGTTCGTGCAAGAAGACCAGCAATAAAACGAGCAATTTCAATGGTTCAAGGAGCACTATTAACAAATGCAGAAAAACGTCAAAAAACTGGTCAAGGATTACGTGGTGGTAT